TCAGATGTTTTTGCCAATATGATATAACGCTTTTTCCTCAGCCACCTGCAAGTGCTGCTGATCGCCTTCCTCGTACGCATTTGGCCGCTTGTGAGATAATAAATAAGCGAGCCGCTTCTGAAATTGAATACCTGCTTTACGCCGTTCAAACATGTCAAGCCTTTTATCAGCAAATTCCTTTGTTACCCGGAATACCGCCGCAATTGTGGCGAGTGCCTGGCTTCTCCATTGCGGCAGTTCCATCTGCAACAGCATAAAGGTTGGCACACAGAAGTGGTACATAAATTGATTTGCCTGGAATTCTTGAAGCTCTCTGAAGAGCTTGTTCATCTGAAAATGATTGCCTGCATGCTTTAACACGTGGCACAGCTCATGGCCAAAATCCTCCCATTGCTCTTCCCGTGACTTTTTTTGGTTCAATACGATACTGTACATGCCGTCGTATTTCACCATCATGCTCCCCATATCCTCAAAATGCACCCAAATATCCAGATCCTTTGCGATTTTCAGCATGTCAATGTGATGAGGGGATGTGATGCCCAGCCGGCCGTATAAATTTTTAACGTATTCTTCCAGATGTGATAAGTAATCGCCCAATTGAATACTCCCTTTCGAACATTTGTTCTGTTTTTAGCGAGAAAGAAAAGCCCGTATAGGACTGGAAAGTAGTGTAGAAATCTTTCCCTTTTCTTTAAAAAATAAACACTTTTTTCTTTATATCGGTCTACTTTTTATATGTTTTAGAGAACAGAGAACGATTTATTTATTTTTCGGTTTGCGGTTTTTCTCTTTTTCTTTTAAATAGTTGATAAATTCGATGGCCTGCTGTTTGCTTTCTGGGGAAAAATCCTGCATATCGCGGTATGCAAGCTGCAGGTCCGGATCTGAGAACATATCGTCATCGGATTTTTTGTCTTTTCCCGTTAATAAGTAATCAGTCGTTACTTGAAAGTAATCAGCCAGCTTTTGGAGTGTGTCGTAATCAGGTTCGCTTCGCCCATTTTCATAGTGGGAATATCGTGCCCGTGACACACCGATGTGTGATGCGATTTCTTCCTGTGTCCTTTTCCCTCTGAGACTCTTCAATCTGCCGCCTATCATACTATGACCTCTCTTTTTTAAACTCCCTACGTTACTTATGATTATAGATACAATATGTATCAAAATAAAGTTATGATAAAAAAAGTATCAAAAATAACTTGATGATACAGTTCGTATCGTTTATACTTGGTAACAGTTGATACGAAATGTATCGAAAACAAACCAGGAGAGTGATCACATGTATCCAATCCAAATTGTTTTTAGTGAAAATCCCATAGATCAGCGCCATCTCGGACAATCCGGCGGCACCATTTCGTTTACGGCATGCGGCCTTCCGGTGTTCCACTTTGAAACGCAAGAGCAGTTTCAAGCATACATGATGTTAAAGGGAGAAGCGGCGTACAATGAAAAACGATAAAAGCTATCCTTTTCCGACGTATTCAGGGTTATTGAATTCAGAACATTATGACAAAATTGGCCCGGCGCTATGGCTGTTTCTCTGGTTTATCAGCTCAACAACAAAAGAAATCGAAAAAGACGGCGTAAGCTGGGGCATCGTACTCGGCCATAAGCCGTTAAAAGCGAGAGAAATGGCGGCAGTCTTCGGCGTAAGTGAAAAAACCGTCAGAAGATGGCTGGAGCTTCTCGAAAACCATGATTACATAAAGGCCGTCCGTGCGCCATACGGACTGATGATTTCGGTCAAGCATTCCAAAAAATTCAGCTTCAGATCGGACAATACTGTACACGGGAGTCTAAAAGAACGGCCATTTTCGCCGCAGACACCGGACACAAACGACCGTACAGATATAGATAAAACAAACAAATATACTGCTGCTGATGATGCAGTGGATCACATTGCGAAGCGGTTTACACAATTACGGTCGGCTCAAGAAGGACGCACCGTGTATCCTTCCTCAAGAGATTATCAAGCCATCGCCCGCATTGTTGCCATCGGCGTTCCTGTCACGCAAACAATCAAATGGCTTGAAGAATGCTTTCAGGCTTTTGAAAACCGGCGGACCGCCGCTTCTGAAACAATCAAGGCTTTTCGCTACTGCTCGAAATTCATTGAAGACAGATTTTTCGCGCAGCAAGCCAAAAAGAATGCCGCAATTCAGCATGAGAGGATGAAAAAACATGACAAAACGAACAATCGAACAGATTTTGGACGAGCTGAGAAGAGGGAGACGTCCATTACTGGCGGACAAACCGGCCGAATCAGACGCAAGCAGGTATGATTGCCTGCGCTGCAAGGATCAGGGAGGTTATCTCGTCAGGCAGAATGGCCTGGAAGTCTGGACGATGTGCAGCTGCATGGCAGAACGGAAAGTGAAGCGGCTGCTGGGTGCAAGTGAGATTACCCACGCTTTCAGACAGCTCGGCTTCAAGGAATTCCGCACGGAGGGAAAGCCGCAGGCCATAAAAGACGCATTTGAGTGTACAAAAGAGTATGTTGCCGATTATGAACAAATCAAGGATTGCCGAAAAAACAGCATTGCCCTTTTAGGACAGCCCGGATCAGGGAAAACACACCTTTTGACTGCCGCTGCCAACGAATTAATGAGAACATGCTATGTGCCTGTCATTTATTTTCCGTTCGTGGAAGGCTTTACTGATCTGAAAAATGATTTTGCCCTATTAGAAGCGAAGCTGAACCGGATGAAGCAGGCGGATGTGCTGTTCATAGATGACCTGTTTAAACCGGTTAACGGCAAACCCCGCGCTACAGATTGGCAATTAGAGCAAATGTATTCGGTACTCAATTATCGCTACTTAAATCATAAACCGATTTTGCTTTCGAGCGAGCTGACAATTGAAGGACTTGTACGGGTCGATGAAGCGCTCGGCACGAGAATCTATGAGATGTGCAGTGACTATTTAGTGATTATCAAAGGAGCAGCCTACGAGCTTAACCATAGATTGGAGGGCGTCAGATAATGTGTAAGCTTTGTCAAACAAAGAAAGTCATTGTGGAACATACCGGTATTGGAGTCGTTTTTCATCCATGTCCGAACTGCCGGTCCGGCACTGACTTAACGCCTGTCATTCAAAAGCTGGAGCAAATGCTGACAGCGGGAAAAGCGAGGCTGAATATCTATGATTAAACAGCTGACTGCACTAATCGCTTTGCTGTTTCGGGCAAAGCGAACAGAAAAAAACATTGAACAATGGTATAAGGACGACGGGAAGTGAAAGTGTTGGCAAAGACAAAACAGGCAGAGAAAAGCCCTGCGCCGTGGCGTGCTGTCCCGTGCGGGGATACGAAACCGATCTATATTTATTCAGCTTACAGTGAAGAAGAAAAAGAAAGATTCCCATATTCAAACGGACGGCTGATTGCCGCTGTATTTGACCTCAGCTCTTATTCGCAAAAAAGCAATGCCGCTTTGATGGCCGCTGCGCCTGAATTGCTGGAAGCGTCTAAAGCAGCTCTTGATTTTCTGAAAGGGAATTCTGTTCATTCAAAGGAGCGCATCATTCAGCTATTAGAAAAAGCTGAAGCAAGCGCTGCACCGAAAAGGGGAGGAAATAAAACATGATTCATCCTAAAAAACTGCTGCATATCGATTCCATCACGCTTAAGAGCCAGCTGGAGGAAGGGAAAATCCGTGTCATTATTGTGGATGGCATCAAGCAAGAAGCATGGATCACAGAAGCGCCGGAGCATGGAAAAACGCTCGTCGAAACAAGAAAGGGCGATCTTGCCCGTGTGGAATTTGAAATCGGCTACAAATTAAATTAAAGCGAAAACAGAATACGTCCAAGACGGAAAGCCTGCGGACACTGATCAACTGCACAGCATTTGTGCGTTGATTGGTGTCCGTTTTTTATTTGCCAAAAATGAGGAGGATCATAGAATGCAAGACTTACTATTTGAATATAAACGCACGCTCAAACAAACAAGAAACCAATATAAACCGCTCGCTGAGGCAGATGAATCCGTGCTCTCAGCTGAAGAGCTGAAGGATAAAAAAATCATCAGAAATATGATTACTGATCTTGAATATGTAACAGAATGGCTTGAAAAAGGAAGGCAGCCCGGCATCAGACGGGCGATTGACCGGCGTGATGCCTACCAGCGGCTGATGATCAAAGACCCGAGAATCATCGAATCATTTTCCAGCGCTATGATGTTTGAGCCGGACGGACAGGTATCAGAAGAAGACAGAGAGAAAATTCGAGAAGCATTAGCCCTGTTAACGGACAGAGAAAAGGAAATGTTTTTGCTGCATAAGGTAGAATGTTTTTCTTATGAACGGATCGCCGATCTTCTCGGCGTGAAAAAATCGACAGTGCAAACGACGATTAAACGGGCGAGTTTAAAGATGCAAAGACAGCAGGAAGACATGAATCGATCACTTGCATGAAAGCTTGTCATACGTTTGCCACCTATAAGTGAATAGAGCATGACACATAAGCGGCTGGCATGATCAGCCGCTTTTATGAATAAACAACCATGCTGGAGGTGGCGGTGATGCCGTAGCATGAAAACACAACAGCGCGAACAAGCATTAGCAATCTATCAACATCATCAAGGAAAGATCACAAATCGGGCGATTGCGGACACAATCGGTGTTTCCGCGAAAACAATCGGCATCTGGAAAAAACAAGACAAATGGAAAGAGGCCCTGTTTTCTGCGTCCAAAAACGAACAAAAACAGCGCCCTATAGACAACGATGAATTAAATGAACGCCAGCGGCTGTTTTGCCTGTATTACGTCAAAAGCTTCAATGCCACACAGTCAGCAATCAAAGCGGGCTATTCTCCGGACAGCGCTCATGTGACGGGCAGCCGGCTCTTAAAAAACGAAAAGGTTGCTGCTGAAATCAAACGCATTAAAAAAGAAATGGTCAATGAGATGTTTATTGAAGCGATGGATGTGCTGCAGGTTTATATCAAGATCGCGTTTGCGGATATTACGGACTATGTGACCTTTGGAAAAAAAGAGGTCCAGGCTGTCGGGAAATCGGGTCCGCTGTTTGATGAAGATGATAACCCGATTATGAAGGAAGTCAGCTTTGTCGATGTCAAAGACTCGGGGCTCGTTGACGGCACCATTGTAACGGAAGCAAAGCTTGGCAAAGAAGGCATTGCCATCAAGCTTGCAGATAAAATGAAGGCGCTTGAGAAGCTGTCCTTATATTTTGATTTGTTTCCAGATCAATTTAAACAAAAAATTGAAAATGAGAAATTGAAGCTTGCCAAACAAAAAGCGGAGAAAACAGATGACAGCCAGGAGCCGATTGAAATTATGATCAAACGAAAAGAGGGCAAGTCATGATTGTAAAAGAAATCAACCCTCATTTCGAAGATTACGTGTTCAATTGGGAGCAGACGTACCAATTTCTCGTCGGCGGCTACGGCTCCTCCAAAAGCTATCATACCGCATTGAAAATCGTGCTAAAGCTGCTGAAGGAAAAACGGACGGCCCTTGTGATCCGGGAGGTGTTCGATACCCATCGGGATTCGACCTTCGCCTTGTTTCAAGAGGTGATCGAAGAGCTCGGTCTCACAAAGGCTGTGGCATCTCTTTCTTCCCCGCTGCAGCTGCGATTTCACAATGGCAGCCGGATCATGTTCAAAGGAATGGACAATCCGGCAAAATTAAAATCGGTTCATAACATTTCATTAATATGGATTGAAGAGTGCTCAGAGGTGAAGTATGAGGGGTTCAAGGAATTAATCGGACGTCTTCGCCATCCTGAGCTGAAGCTTCATATGATCTGTACCACCAATCCCGTCGGCACCTCCAATTGGACGTATAGGCATTTTTTTCGGGATGAACGCAAGAAACGGTTTGTGCTGGATGACAGCGAACTTTACGAAAAGCGGACAATTGTGAAGGGAGATACGTATTACCATCATTCCACCGCTAACGACAATCTTTTTCTCCCGGAAAGCTATCTGAAACAGCTTGACGGACTCAAAGAGTATGATCCTGACCTGTACCGGATTGCCCGCAAAGGACGATTCGGCGTCAACGGGATCAGGGTGCTGCCGCAGTTCGAGGTACTCCCGCATGATCAAGTGAAAAAATGTATCGCAGCCATCAGCAAGCCAATCTTTCGTACAGGCATGGATTTTGGATTCGAGGAATCCTATAATGCCGTCGTCCGGCTTGCTGTAGATCCTGAGAAAAAATACCTCTACATTTATTGGGAGTATTATCAAAACAAAATGACAGATGACAGGACGGCTGAGGAGCTGCGTGAGTTTATTGAGACACAGGAATTGATCAAAGCCGACTCGGCTGAGCCGAAAAGCATTCAATATTTCCGCCAGCAGGGCTTTCGGATGGTTGGAGCCAGAAAGTTTCCCGGCTCCAGGCTTCAATATACCAAAAAGGTAAAACGGTTCAAAAAAATCTTCTGTTCGGATCGCTGTGAAAATGTCATCTATGAGCTCAAGACACTTACGTATGCCAAAGATAAAAACGGAGCTCTGATTGAGGATGAATTCACGATTGACCCGCATACGCTTTCTGCCATTTGGTATGCGCTTGATGATTATGAGGTTGCTGATATGAAAGAGACAGCACACAAACGAATCCGGCCGAACCGAGAAAGGAGGAGGTCATAAATCATGCACAATCAAACAGTCAGAGCAACTGTATTTAAAGCCAATGCCGCGGCTCCTCAGACAAAGCAAATCTATGAAGATGACTTTTCTGAGCTGTACGGAGAGGACATTATCGCTCCGCCCTACAATATCATCGAGCTCAAAACCATTGCCGAATACTCGACTATTCTTCAGCAATGCATTGATGCGTACAGAGTGAATATTACAGGCTTTGGATTCGATGTTGAGTACACATTTGATGTCAACGCAAGTGATGTCGATCAGGCAAAAAAGAAAAGAGCGGAAAAAGACTGGGCCAGACTCGAAGCCTTTTATAAATGTCTTCACTTTGATGAATCAGCTGAAATGATTTTAGGCTATGCCATCGAAGACAGAGAAAAAACAGGCAACGGATTTATGGAAGTGCTTCGCGACGGGGCGGGAAAACCTGCCGGCATCGAATATTTAGATGTGAAATATATGCGTGTATGCGGAGCCGGCGAGCCTGTAGAGGTTTCATTTGTATATGAAGAAAACGGGAAAATGAAAAGGATCAAAAGGCAAAAACGCTTCCGAAAATATGTGCAGATGATCAATGGAAAGAAAGTGTTTTTTAAAGAATACGGCGATCCGCGAAAAATGGATATGCGCACAGGTGAATATGTAAACACATTGGCAGAGAAGTATCAAGCAAATGAAGCCATTCACCTCAAAATCGGAAGCGGCGTATACGGTGTACCCCGCTGGATCGGCAATATTGTCAATTTATACGGGGCCCGAAAAGCAGAAGAGCTCAATTTTATGTATTTTAAGCAGGGACGTCACGTCCCCGCTGCGATTACAGTGGAAAACGGGATGCTGTCTGAAGCTTCTTACCGGGAGCTGCAGGAATACATGAATGATCTTGAAGGTGTTGAAAACGCCCATAAATTTCTCCTGATCGAAGCGGAAGGAATCGCAAAAGAAAAGGATCTCCACGGAGGCGAGGATATTACGCCGGTTTCCGTGGAAATCAAATCCTTGGCTGAAATTCTCCAAAACGACGCCCTGTTTCTTGAATACGATGAAAAAAGCAGAAATAAGCTGCGTTCCGCGTTCCGTCTCCCGCCGCTGTATACAGGCGAGGCCCAGGAATACAACCGGGCGACAGCTGATACTGCTAGAAAAATTACGGAGGAGCAGGTTTTTCAGCCGGAGCGAAAAACGCTCGTGAATAAACTGAATACGCTGCTTTTGCCGGAGCTGAATATCCATGACGTCAGGCTGACATTAAAAGGACCAGACTTTCGTGATCCGCTTGAGATTGCAAAGGTGCTCGGTCCTTTTATTACAGCAGGAGCAGTCTCGCCGAATGATTTACGCGACCTTGCCGGACGGGTGCTTGGCAAAACACTGGAGGAGTGGCCGGAGGACATTTATAAACGGCCTGCAGGACAGGATGCGGAAAAGACAAACCTGACTGCGCTCATGCAGGAGTTGAAAGAAAGCATCGAAGATATCAAAACGTCCTGAAGGGAGGTGAATCAAGCAGGTGGCGCGAGAATTAAGAAATGCCAAAATCAGCTTTGTCAGTTATGTGGACAAGGCGGCTAACCAGACAGAATTTTTCTTTACGAAGTCAGCCGCACCTCCGTCATTTGAAAAAAAGGTTCGGCTGTTTACAAAAAGTGAGCAGGATGAACAAAAGCTCGTGTACGGAATCGTGTATGAGCCTGATGTTCCTGATGCCCACGGCGATTTTATGACCGCCGAGGAAATTGAAAAAGCGGCGCACGGTTTTCTCGCGGAGGCACGGGAGATTGATATCAATCACAGCTTTGAGGGCGGAACCGGCGTCGTGGTCGAGTCCTATGTGGCGCCCGATGATTTTATGATCGGGTCAAAGCGGATTACAAAGGGCTCATGGGTACTCGTGACAAGAGCGTCTGACGAGGTGTGGGAACAGATTAAGGCTGGAATTATCACCGGCTACAGCATGGCTGGCACTGCAGATGTGTATGAAGAAGAACCGGTCGAAAAAGCAGGGTTCTTTAGTGTATTCAAGCAAATGCTTGCTGACAAAACAGGGAAGGAGACTGAAGAAATGAGAAAAGAAGACATGAAAGAATCATTCGAGCATGCGCTTTACCCTCTGCTCAAACGGCTTGAGCGGATTGAAAAAAACACAGACACGGAGGAAAAGCCGGAGCAGACAGGTGATGACGAGCGTCTGAAAAAGCTCGTTGAAGACATGCTTGCCCCGCTGATCGAACGCATCGAGGCTTTGGAAAAAGCGCGAGGCGCGTCTAAGCAGACAGCGGACGATACGGGCGGCAATACAGAGCAAGTCAAAAAATCAATCTGGAGCGGACTGCTGTAAAACCAGTCAAGGAGGAGGAAATCAATTGAGAAATCAAGAGATCATTCGGAAAGCGGAAATGTCGCTTTCTGCTTTAAAAAGCGGCGGGCTTATGAACCCTGCGCAAGCATCGGCTTTTATCCGCATGGTGCAAAACACGCCGACCATTTTCAGTGAATCCCGCGTGATTCAAATGGAAAATGACTCGCAAAAATTTGAGAAAATCGGCTTCGGCCAGCGTATTCTGCGGGCTGCGCAAGAAGGAAAAGCACTGTCAAACGACGAGCTGACAGTTCCAACGACAAGCACTGTCCAGCTGAACACGAAGGAAGTCATTGCGGAAATTAACATTACGTATGACACACTTGAAAACAATATTGAAAAAGACGGCCTGCAGCAGACAATCATGCAAATTTTAGCAGAGCGCGCAGCAGTTGATATTGAAGAGCTGATCGTTAACGGTGATACAGCATCAGCTGATCCGTATCTGGCACAGCTGGACGGCATCCGTAAACAGGCGGTTTCCCATATCGTTGACATGAACGGTGAAGAACTGTCCAGAGCGACATTCAAGAAAGGCTTAAAGGCAGTTCCGCCAAAATATTTGCGCATCCCTCAGGAATTCAGATTCTATACGTCTCACGGCTTAGAAGTTGAATGGAAGGACCGCGTGGCAGACCGCCAGACAAACCTTGGGGACCAGGCTGTTCAGGGCGGCTTGTCAACAGCATTCGGCGTACCGGTCAAAGGAGTATCCAATATTCAGCCGTACACAGTCGGCGAGGGAGACGCGCAATATGACGCTTCTGATATCATTCTCACACATCCGAAAAATATCATTCTCGGCTTCTCCCGCAATATCCGAATTGAAGTCGACAAAGACATCCGCTCCCGTAAATTCATTATTGTCTTAACGGCCAAGCTGGACAGCAAGTTCGAGGAAGAGGATGCCTGCGCGAAATTAATTAACGTAAAAGAATAATAGAAACGAGGTGGTCAGCTCATGCTCATTGAACCGACTGACGTAGCCTCCTATTCGGTCTATGATCGGGTGAAAAACAGGCCGGAAGAGCTGCTGGCGCAGGATATCATCGAGGCGGAAGCAGAAGCGGCTCTCATCACGGGCCACCGCTTTGAAGACAGCTTGTATGATCCGCTGCCCGGTAAGGTGAAGCTGGCTTTAGTAAAGCTTGCCCAGTATTTTGCGCTTGTCAACAGCGATGAATCTGCCTCATCAAGCTATCAGTCTGAGAAAATGGGGGATTATTCCTACACGGTTTCCGGAGAAGGCGGGATTCAGCGGCCTGAGGTGTATCATTTGCTCGAAGAGTTTATCAAGCCGGGCTACGTCCCTGAATCCTCCAGACTGAAGGTGAGATCTTTATGAGCTACAAGCAGATGCTCATTCACCGTTGCGACATTTATCATGAAGCAGCCCAAGCGCCGTCTGCAGGCCGATTTGGGATTCCGGCAGACAGGCTGCAGCCGGTGATTTCATATCCCGATACACCCGATGAACAAGATGTCCCTTGTTATTTTACCGAAAAAACACAGCAGCTGATTCAGGAGAAGCCGGATCAAACTGTATATCATAGCTTTCTCGTCCATTTTCCGTTGTCAGCGGACATCCGCGTGAACGATAAAATCATTTGGGAGAATCATAAATATATACTAAAGCTGCCGAATAGGATCAGGCATCATCATTGGGAGGTCGTCGCAGTCAGGGATGAAAGCCTATGAAAATAGCGGGATTGAAACAGCTGAACACGGCATTAAAAGAAGCGGCTTCAGGCGGTTTTTCCAGACAGGCGTCCCGGTGGCTTGAGGAGTGCGGGCAAGATTTTCTGGAGATCGTCCAATCTGAACTCATCAGCACACAAACAATTGATACAGAAAAACTGCTCAGTTCCTTTGAGAAAGGCGCAGAGGACAATCTCTGGATTGTGCAAAGCGGCGGGCTTTCGCTTGAGGTGGGGACACAGCTTGATTACGCCTCATTTCTTAATGACGGCCATTGGACGTCAAAACAAGATGTGAGATGGGTGCCGGGGCGTTTTCAAGGCTCACGGTTTATTTATGATCCGGCGGCTTCAACGGGAATGGCGCTCAAGAGAAAATGGATACCGGGCACGGGCTACTGGGATCATGCACTGCTTTTATATGAAAAGCTGTTTGAAAAATCGCTGGAAAGCAAACTGCGCCAGTGGCTGAAGAAGCTGTAAAGGAGGAGCAGGATGAACAGTGAAACAGGATCGATCATGGCGTTTTTGTACAGCCGGTGGTCTGTTCCCATTTATGAACGCGAGCTTCCTGATCACTTTCAGGTGCCGTCGTTATACGTCCCGCCACCATCTGTTTTCGAGGAAACAGATACGGTCTCCACATTTAAAAAAACCTACAGTCTCAATGTAAAACTGTTTCATCTGGACTCCGTTCAGGCGCTGGATGAAGCGGACAGGCTCGCGGATGCCATCAGAGAAGCGAGAAATATGATTCCGCTGCTGAGTGAATCCGGTGAGAAGACGGGGGATATGGTTCGCATCTCCCAAATCGAGACAAGGGTAGGAGACAGGGGCGAGGCGGCCATGGTGATCAGGTGGAGCAGCCGATATTATTATCACAAAACAGAACAGCCTGTCTTACAGGATATCGACATGAACAGCGGGGTGAAATAAACGGTGTCAAAGGACAAACAACAGAAGAAGGCTGTACATACAAAGAGCCGGGAAGCTCTATTTGATACAGCGGATTTGATTAAGCACGCGAAGGAACTGTTCGGCGTTAAGCCGGATATTCTTCAGGGGGCTTTATTTGGCGTGGATCAACCACGTATGACGAAATCAGAAGCCAACCAATTGATTCAAACATTTCTAACCAAGGAGGTCATGTCATCATGAATGGCGGAACATTTACAACAGGCAAAGAAAAAGAACGTGCAGGCATTTATTTTAACTTTAAAACGACGGCACAGGAGCGGGTATCACTCAGTGAACGGGGAACAGTCGCACTTCCGGTCGCATCAAGCTGGGGCGAAGCGAAAACGTTCGTCTCCATTTCCAGTGTTGAAGACCTAAACAAAAAAGTGGGCCTCAGCATTGATGACCCGTCTTTATTGCTGCTGCGTGAAGCGAAGAAAAATGCGAAAACGGTATTGATGTACCGTCTAACCGAAGGTGTCCGAGCGTCTGCTGATATTGCTGAAGGCGTCAAAGCAACTGCAGTATATGGCGGAACAAAAGGAAATGACATTATCATCCGCATCAATCAAAATGTGCTGGATGCTAATTCTTTCGATGTGACAACATATATGGACGAATCAGAGGTTGATAAACAGACTGTCAAAAAGGCTGAAGAATTAACAGCTAACGGCTATGTCACTTTTACCGGAACAGGCGATCTTTCTTCAACGATTCCTCTCACTGGATCAGAAGGAGACACTGCAGCTGAGACGCTGAATGCATCCGCGGGAATCCGTTTATCTGGCGGTACGGATAAAGCCCCTGTCAACTCCGACTATACAGATTTCTTAGCCGCGGCTGAAACGGAGAGCTTTGATGTGATTGCGCTGCCTGTTGCAGAAGGTGACCAGTTGAAGGCGACGTTTGCTGCTTTCATTAAACGCCTGCGCGACGGCCAAGGACAAAAAGTGCAAGGCGTCACAGCCAATTATGCCGGTGATTATGAAGGCATCATCAACGTAACCGAGGGTGTGCTGCTTGAAGATGGCACGGAAGTTACACCGGACAAAGCAACAGCTTGGGTAGCTGGAGCGAGTGCAGGAGCAACCTTTAACCAATCACTTACATTTGTAGAGTACGAAGGCGCAGTTGATGTGTTACACCGCCTTGACCACGATACGATTGTTGAACGTCTGGGCAAGGGTGAATTTTTATTCACATTCGACGCCCGTGATAAATCCGTCAGCGTAGAAAAGGACATTAACTCACTCGTGACGTTCACAGCTGAGAAAAACAAGAAATTTGCAAAGAACAAAATCGTTCGTGTCCTGGATGCTGTGAATAATGATTTAACACGCGAGCTGAAAGCCTTAATTAAATCAAGAAAAGGCAGCGGAAGCGATATCCCGGCATCTGAAGACGGACTGCAGTATGTAAAAACGATGATCACGCAATACATGACAACACTTCAGGATGCAGGCGGCATCACTGGCTTTGATTCCGATGAAGATATCACAATTTCAATGAATGAAGATCGTGACGGCTTCTTGATTGACCTGGCTGTACAGCCTGTCGACGCAGCAGAAAAATTCTACTTTAATGTGGAGGTAAACTAATATGGCATTAAAAGCACAAAACACAATTTCAGGAAAAGAAGGCCGTTTATTCCTCGATGGCGAGGAAATGGCGCACATCAAAACATTTGAAGCAAACGTTGAGAAAAACAAATCTGAAGTCAACATTATGGGCCGCCGCATGACAGGCCATAAAACAACAGGGGCAAATGGAACAGGGACCGCGACGTTTTACAAAGTCACATCAAAATTCGTGCTATTGATGATGGACTATGTCAAAAAAGGCAGCGACCCTTATTTCACGCTCCAAGCCGTGCTGGATGATCAATCCTCCGGCCGGGGCACAGAGCGAGTCACGCTGTACGACGTCAACTTTGACTCTGCCAAAATCGCAAGCCTTGATGTCGATTCAGAAGCGTTAGAGGAAGAAGTTCCATTTACATTCGAAGACTTCGACGTCCCTGAAAAGCTATCTGACACGTTTTAATCAAAGCTGAATCAAGCCCATACGCAGACCTTTCTCAGAAAGGTCTGTTTTTTAAAGATGAAACCAAACAATAGACAAGGGAGTTTTTTACATGAGCGAGAAGAACGAAAACGTATATGATCTTTCCTTTTTTATGCCGGGAAAAACAATTGAAGCTGAGGAAATCAAAGTGCCGATCTCAAAGCGTTTTGTTGATAAAAAAGGGAACATCGTGCCATTTATTTTTAAAGCGATCACGACGGAACGCATTGATGAATTGGAGAAAGAAACAACAACGTATAAAAATGTCAAAGGCAGAGGCCGTGTAAAAGATTTAGACAGCCAACGCTTTTATGCCCGAATCGCAGTTGAATCAACCGTTTATCCGGACTTCCGTTCAAAAGAGCTTCGAGAAGCTTACAAAACGGCTGACCCGGTAGAAGTTGCGAAACGCGTGCTCTCAGTTGGAGGCGAGTATGCGAACTGGTTAAACAAAGCGATTGAGATTAATGGATTTGAAGATGAATTAGAGGATCTGGAAGACGAAGCAAAAAACTAATCAAGGATGGGCATAAAGAAGCCGTGTATCTCTACTATGCGATGCACGAGCTTCACTATTCCCCATCAGATTTATTGGCGCTCTACGAAGCGCCCAGAAACTATAAAGCGCTGTTGTATGGACTGATCGGATATAAGCTCGATCTCCTTGAAAAACAAGCAAAGAAAGGAGGGGCATCGTAATTGGCAAAGCTGACAGCAAGGTTTGAAATGGAAGACCGTGTAAGTAAAAAGTTAAGAAAGATCCAGAATGGGTTTAGAGCACTTGAAAAATATAGAAAAATGGTGCAGCGAAAAAGCGCTATTGATGTACGAAAAGAAAGCAAAACTGTATTAAGGACAATTGATCGCATACAAAAATCATTAAAGAAAAAGCTTGGCGCCCAAATGATCTCCATTTCAACTGAGGATAAAGCCAGCAGTATCATTCAGCAGGTTAATGTTCAATTGCAGGGATTGCCGTCATCTGTATCTATTAAAATAGATGCTAGTGACCAAGCAACCGAAAAGTTTGAACGATTAAGAGAGCTCGTGGCAGGTTTTAAAGGCTTTACGATTATGCTGAGTGCAGAAGATCAAGTGTTGCCGGCTGTGCAAAAAATACAGCGCTATATGGAAACTGCACTTAAAAATGGTTACTCTGTTACGATACGCGTGATTGATCACGTCATGAAAACAGTCGGTCGTATTTCTGCTGGTATTGATGCCTTAACAGGAAAAGACAACAAACTTGAGCTCGCTATTAATGACAAGGTGTCAAATAAGCTGGATTCATTGCAGAAAAGAATTGACAGCATGGGAAGCTCAGGTCCCTCCGAGAAAGGAGCACCTTCAGCAGGAGGAAATACAGGAGATATTGCGAGCATGTTTGATCCAGAAACGATTTTGACAGCACTGGACAAATTTGCTGCTTCATTCATGGAAAAGGTGGATGAAATCGCTACAAAGTTCAGCCCGGAAACAATCTTAACAGAACTGGATAAATTTACAACATCGTTCATGAATAAGGTGGATGAGATCGCCACAAAATTCAGCCCGGAAACAATCTTAACAGAGCTGGATAAATTTACAACATCGTTCATGAGTAAAGTGGACGCAATTGCAACGAAGTTCAGTCCAGAAACGATTCTGGCACAGCTGGATAAGTTCACAGCATCGTTCATGAGCAAAGTTGATGCGATTGCGACAAAGTTCAGTCCAGAGACAATTTTGTCGCAGCTGGATAAGTTCACAACATCGTTCATGAGCAAGGTGGACGCAATCGCGACAAAGTTCAGTCCAGAGACAATTTTGTCCCAGCTGGATAAATTCACAACATCGTTCATGAGTAAAGTGGACGCAATCGCAACAAAGTTCAGTCCAGAGACGATTTTGGCACAGTTGGATAAGTTTACAACATCGTTCATGAATAAAGTGGACGCAATTGCAACGAAGTTCAGTCCAGAAACGATTCTGGCACAGCTGGATAAATTTACAACATCGTTCATGAGTAAAGTGGATGCAATTGCGACAAAGTTCAGTCCAGAGACAATTTTGTCGCAGCTGGATAAATTCACAACATCGTTTATGAGTAAAGTGGATGCAATTGCAAGTAAATTCAGTCCAGAAGCGATTTTTAAGCAGCTTGACAAGTTTACAGATTCCTTTATGAAAAAAGTGGATGATATCGCAAGCAAATTCAGTCCAGAAGCGATTTTTAAGCAGCTTGACAAGTTTACAGATTCCTTTATGAAAAAAGTGGATGATATCGCAAGCAAATTCAGTCCAGAAGCGATTTTTAAGCAGCTTGATAAGTTTACAGATTCCTTCATGAAAAAAGTGGATGATATCGTAAGTAAATTCAGCCCGGAAACAATCTTTAACGAGCTTGACAAGTTTACAGATTCCTTCATGAAAAAAGTGGACGATGTCGTAAGTAAATTCAGCCCGGAAACCATTTTTAACGAGCTTGACAAGTTTACAGATTCCTTTATGAAAAAAGTAGATGATGTCGCCAGCAAATTCAGTCCAGACGCCATTATTACTAAAGCGGAAGACTTTGTAACAAATATTGTTGACAAAATTTCAGAGAAATTTAATTTCCTGAATCCGGATAAAATCGCTAATAAAGCAGAAAAGTTTGTTGATAACATTGTTTCAAAAATCGCCAAGAAATTCGAGAAATTCAGCCCAGATAAAATTATTGAAAAAGTGGGAGAGTTTTTTGAAAAAATTATAAAAGGCATTGCTGAGAAGCTGGGGAATCTGGATATTGGCGGGTTGCTTGGCGGCAAATCCAGCGGAAGCAAAGGCAAACAAAAAGCTTCAAAAGCCAATACAAAGAACTCAACTTCTAACAATTCAAACCGCACTAAAAAACCTTCTATGAACCAAAAATCTTCAGGTTCAAAATCGAAAAAGTCAGGCGGCAAATGGGGCGGGGCTTGTGGTTGCTGCTGTGCCGGAATCAGTACAGGCAAAAGCAAAAAAGTCAAAAATAGAAACGGTTCATCAACAAAAGGGAATAAAACAAATCCTGTGAATACACCTAAATCTGCTAAAGGAGCATCAGGCAAAGGTTTTTCAGGCCTTCTGAAAACATTGGGTGAATCAAAAGGCTTAAAAGGCGGACTGAAGGGCTTAAAAGGAGCGGCAAAAGGAATACCAGGATTAGGCGAAATACTGTCCCTTACTGACTTAGCCGGTATCAATAAGGATAATGCTGGTGAAAAAGTAGGTTCAGCCGGCGGAGGTTTAGCAGGAGCCGCTGCAGGAGCGGCTATTGGAAGCGTTGTGCCGGGAGTCGGGACCGCTATTGGCGGTGTTGTAGGAGGAATTGCCGGTACTTTCGGCGGTGAAAGTTTAGGCAAGGCAATTGATGCTGGCGCTCTAGAAGATACATGGAACAGCATTACAGAGGGTGCGCAAAATGCCTGGTCAGCCATTCAGGATACTTGGGGAACTGTATCAACATGGTTTATGGACAATGTCTGGACGCCAGTATCAACTGCAGTTGTGGGTGTAGCAACAAGCATATGGTCCAACATCGTAAATGCATGGACAACGATTCAAACGATATTCAGCACGGTGGCAACATGGTTTATGGACAATGTCTGGACGCCGGTTTCATCAGCAGTTGTGGGTGTAGCAACAGCAATATGGTCTAAAATCGTAAATGCATGGACGACGATTAAAAATGTGTTCAGTACAGTTGCTTCATGGTTTATGAGTAATGTGTGGGGGCCAGTCAAATCTGCTGTAATAGGAGCGGCAACTACAATCTGGGATAAAATGACCGGTGCTTGGAATAAGATTAAGAGTGTTTTCAGTACGGTATCGGGATGGTTCATGGATACAGTTTGGAACCCGGTCAAAAATACAGTCTCAGATGTAGGCAAGGGAATCTCAGATGCTTTCAAAAAAGCGATAGACACCGTTAAGAACATTTGGAAAGGCCTGAGCGGCTGGTTTAAAAAGAATATTCAAGAACCTCTTACAAAGGTGGGAGAAGCGATTTCAGAAGCTTTTTCTAAAGCGTTCGGCTGGGTGAAGCAAATCTGGGATAAAGCTGGCGGCGTAGCTAGTAAAGTAATTAATTTTGTAACCGGCGGCGGTGATCCGAATAAAGGTAAGGATCCGGATAAAAATGCCACAGGCGGCTACATCACCAAACCAACCATCTCGTGGATCGGTGAAGCCGGCAAGGAATTCGTTATCCCGGTTGATAACAACCGAGGCCGGGGGAAGATGCTTCTTTCACAAGCGGCGTCTAAGCTGGGTATGCAAGTTGTAGACGACATGGGAGCAGCTTCGTCTTCTGGCGGAAGTCCAGCATCTGTTTCAGGAGGAGCAGCTGTCAGTCCTCTATCAGGCTCAGCCTCCCCAGCAATGAACACTGTAAATCTTACAGGCCAAGCGTCCACACTCGGACAGCAATTTTCAGAAGGCTTTGGTAAAGGCATCAGCGATCAGCCGGTCAAAATGGAAGACTGGAAAAAGAAAAACATCAATACGCCATTTACACAAATGATTTCTGCTTCACCAAATTACGGTAAACAAATGGTAAGCGGGTATGCCAAGGGCCAAAACGGTACAGCAACCGGAACGGACGGCTTTTTGCAATCAAAAGTTAAAACGCCGTATCAAGCCACTGTGAACAAATCGTCTTCATGGGGCACAGGAACGGTCAAAGGCTTTGCGCAAGGACAAAACTCAACCCAAACAGGGACTGCACAGTATGTGAGTACACATGTTGACAAACCGTTCCTGCGTTCAAAAGACACATCGAACAGCTGGGGCTCCGGTTTGATCGGAAACTTTGTGACAGGTATGAATTCTAAATCCAGTGAAGTAAAACAAGCAGCAAAGGATATGGCCAAGAGAGTGGAGCAGGCTTTCCGTGAGGAGCTAGATATTCATTCACCTTCCCGTGTCATGATGAGCTTGGGGCGTTTTGCTTCAATTGGTGTTGTCAAAGGACTTGGCTCAGTAGATGTAAAGAAATATGCTGAAAAACAAGCTGGATCACTGGCGGCTGCCTATTCCGGAATGGGAGCCATGGGCGGGAACGTAAAACAATGGATTATGGCTGCTCTCATGGCCACCAAGACACCGATGAGCTGGCTACCGGGACTCATGACGATTGCGCAGCATGAATCCGGAGGCAATCCGAATGCAATTAACTTGTGGGACAGCAACGCAAAAGCGGGGCATCCGTCACAAGGGCTGATGCAGACGATCCCAAGCACCTTTAATGACCATAAAGCACCGGGTATGGGTAACATTAAAAACCCGATTCACAACGCAGCTGCTGCGATCGGCTACATTAAAAGCAGATATGGATCAATCAACAATGTGCCGGGTATTAAAAGCCTGAATCATGGCGGACCGTATGTCGGTTACGCAAACGGCGGGCTGATTACAAAAGAACAAATCGCCCGTGTCGGTGAAGGAAACAAGCGGGAATGGATCATCCCAGAGGAACGGGGCATCCGAGGCCGCTACCTCCTTCAGAGAGCTGCGCAAGCTCTTGGTATGGAAGTGACAGATCCGTCTCAATCCCAGCAGTCTGAGCTTTCTTCAGGACAAGTTTCAGCAGTTACATCCGGTACACGGCAAACGATACAAACAGCCGGAACGAAAGAAATAAAGATTGAGTTTAACGGCGATCAGCATTTCCATAATGGACAGGATGCTGATGGCCTGGTTGCGAAAATCAAGCAGGCATTACTTGATGAATTACAAAAAGACATTAACACCAGTACAAAGGGGGTCGTGGCTTTTGACTAAGTCTATCTATGAATTTTGGATATCACAGGGGAAAGAAAAGCTGCGATTCCCTGTTCTTCCTGAAGCGATTGATATAGCGAATAGTGTACAAAATGACTCAGTAAAGATAACGGGATTGGGTGAACTAACGTTTATTGAAGAACCCGGAGCAAAAGAAATTTCATTTTCTTCTTTTTTTCCAAAAAAGTATACGCCGATAGCTGAATATCAAAATCTCCCGTCTCCGGAAAATGCCATTGCGAAAATTGAAAAATGGATGAAGGCAAAAAAGCCTGTTCAATTTTTAATTACGGGAACAAAAATCAATATGACATGCAGTATTGAAAGCCTTAAATATAGTGAGGGAGATAATGAAATAGGAGATCGGGATTTTGATATTGTATTAAAAGAATACAAAACCGCTTCCCCGCGGAAAATCAAGCAGAAGAAAAAAACAAAGGCAAAACGTCCGTCGAAGGCTGCGCCGAAGACGTACACAGTGAAAAAGGGAGACACGCTATGGGACATTGCAGGCAGATTTTACGGGAACAGCACTCAATGGCGCAAAATTTGGAACGCCAATAAAACAGCAATGATCAAACGAAGCAAACGGAACATCAGGCAGCCGGGCCACTGGATTTTTCCCGGCCAAAAATTAAAGATACCGCAATGAAACAGGTGATGTATGATGATAGAACTGTTCGTCATTAAAGACACAGAGTGGCTTGAGCTGGTTGCAGAAAGCGTATCGCTTGAAGGCCATCGTTATCAGGCGCCGCGCTCCATTGAAGCGACCATCGTCACCAAACAGGGCGACCAGACGTATTACAGTGTCTCAGAAGGAGATACGGTCTTGTTTAAATGGAAGGGAAAAGAGCTGTTTCGGGGCATTGTTTTTGCAAGAACCCCGGACGAGCATACGCTTGCCTTCAGCGCTTATGACATGCTGCAGTACCTGGTCAAAAACCAGGATATGTACGTGTTTTCCAATCAGCGGGCCGACCAGATCATCAGAAGGATTGCTAGTGACTTCCAGATACCGACAACCTCGATCGCGAACACAGGCCATACGATCAAAAGTCTTGTCATTAAAAATGATACGACATTGTATGACATCATATTAAAAGCGCTGAAACAGACGAAAAGCCAGACAGGACGACATTACCAGCTGTATTCGGAAAAAGGAAAGCTCGGTCTGCGCGCTTGGCCAGATCCGTCAGAGGTATGGGTGCTTGAAACGGGCGTCAATATCACAGGCTACCAATACAGCACTTCTATAAACGACACTGCTACTCGGGTGGTGCTTCGCCGGCAAAAGGACAATAAGACATATAAAGCCTCTGCTAAGGACAGTTCAGGCTTAAATAAATACGGTGTGCTTCAATATACGGAAACGGTCACAGATGACATCAACCAGGCACAGCTTCAGCAGCGGGCAGATGTACGCCTTGCTGAAAAAAAGGGCGTGAAAAAAGAACTGAAAAATATTCAGGCAGTGGGCATCCCGGAAGTGCAGAGCGGCTTGCCCGTCTATATTTCGATTCCAGAGGCCGGTATCAAGAAAACCTATTGGGTAGATACGGACCGGCATGAATTTAAAGGAACGAAACATACGATGACGATCGATGTTGTCGAAAAGAATACGATGCCGGAAGGAGTATCCTGATGAGATTAAGTGAGGCTATAAAACATTTGGCAGTCGGCGCAATTGACGCTGAGTCTCCGGTAGAACTGCTCCCGGCTGAAGTCGTTTCAGTTTCTCCTGTGGAAATCAAATTAAAAGAAAACAGCAAACTGATCATACCGGAAGACGCCATCATTATCCCAAAACGAATGCAGTCCGGAGGAGACGATGCACTCGAGCTGGGGGATCGCCTCATGACCGCGGCTCTGACTGGCGGGCAATCGTTTTTTATTTTAGATAAGGTATAGACAAAACCGCTTCAGTACGAAGGGGTTTTTATTTAGCATGTAAAAGGAGTGGGCATCATGGCCCTGACACCAGAAGTGGAGTTTGAGGATTTTGAAGATGAGAGCGAAGTCATTGAAACCTCGCAAACGTATAAAATAGATTTTGAAAACGGAAGAATTACGAATGAGCTGATTACAGGGCTTGAAGCGATCAGGCAGTTCGTGTATATCGCCTTACAGACAGAACGCTATGCGTATTCCGTATATAGCCATAATGTCGGTAATGAGCTTCAGGACGTGCTGACAGATCATGAGACGACGGATGCCTATAAAAAGATGGAGATTCCGAGGCTGATAGAAGAGGCGCTGGTTTATGATGACCGGATATCTGCTGTAACAGATTTTGAGATTGAAAAACAAGGCGATGCGTTTCATGTGTCCTTCGTGGTGGAGACGGATGAAGGAACGCTTGAGATTGAGGAGGTGATTGGCGAAGATGTTTGAAGATCAGACTTTTGAAGCGATTATGGAGCGTATGCTGAACAGCATTTCCGCAGATATTGACACAAGAGAAGGCAGCGTCATTTATAATGCGTTAGCCCCAGCGGCGGCCGAGCTTGCGAAGTCTTATATATGGCTGGATACTGTGCTTGAGCTAGTTTTTTCTGATACCGCACAAGGCGAATTTTTAGACAGGCGTGCAGCGGAAGCGGGAATTGAACGGACAGCCGCGACAAAGGCGGTCAGAGCGGGAGAGTTTACATCTGGAGTTACTATTCCTGTCGGCTCCCGCTTTTACGTGGATAATCTTTATTTTCAATATACGGCAGACGGGACGCTCATCTGTGAAACACCTGGTGAAGCGGGAAACGCCAATCTGACCGGACGCAATTTACTGTCATTGGATACCATTCCCGGTTTAGAAACGGCCATTGTCAAAGAAATCCTGATTCCGGGGCGCGAGGAAGAGGGAGATGACAGCTTGCGAGAACGGTATTTTACAAGGGTTCGGCGTGAGGCCGTCAGTGCCAATAAAATGCATTATAAAGAGTGGGCTGAGGAAGTGGACGGTGTGGGAAAGGCAAAGATCTTCCCGCTTTGGAACGGTGAAGGCACGGTCAAAATTGTCGTCACCAATGCGAATCTTGAGCCCGCTTCTCCTATTTTAATTCAAAAAGTGAAAGATTATATCGACCCTGAACCAGGACAGGGAGAGGGACAGGCGCCAATCGGAGCCGTTGTCACAGTGGAGAGCGCGGTCTGGAAAGAAGTTGAGATTTCTGCCGAAGTGCTGCCTGAGATCAATCACTCAATTGATGAAGTGAAGTCAGAAATTGAGGAAGGCGTTTTAAATCTCTTTAAGAAAATGGCTTTTGAAGATAACGTCATCCGCCTTTCTCAAATTAACAATATCGTCTATAATTCACCATCAGTCAGTGACTACTCCAATATTCAAATCAACGGCACGTCTGAAAATCTGGTGCTGAGCGACGTGGAAATTCCTAAGCTTGGGCAGGTGAAGATCATTGAGCAAACAAGATGACATGACAGCGTATCTGCCGCCGTTTCTTACCAGCCTTAAAGAAATGGCTGAGCTGCTGAAAGCGGAAGCGCCTGAGTTTGATAAACAAAATGACAGCATATTTGATCTGACGGATCAGTTATTCGTACCGACGGCGACATGGGGGCTCAGCCGCTGGGAAAAGATTTTAAACGTACCGCGGGAATCAGGTGACACTGATGAGATCAGACGATTGAGGCTCATTTCCAAAATGTCGAACATCCCGCCAATCACATACAGGGCCATTGAGCAGGCGGTAAACCGTTTCCTGAAAAACCCGTCTGCACAGGTCCGCCTGCTTCCCGGCGAATACCGATTTAACGTCGATATCAATGTTGATGACCTCCAGCACATGAATGAGCTGATCGAAGCGATAGAAAACATGAAGCCCGCTCATTTGGCGTATACTCTCAGAGGCGGATTGAACGAGACGCTGCAAATCAAAGATACAGTCATCCTGAATCACCGCAGATACCGAACAGCCAGTGAGCTCAAGGTCGGTTATTCTGTCACTCTTAACAACAATGAGGTGGTTTTAACTTGATTTCAACCATATACAGAGAACGCACAGCGGCTGATCTAAAAAGCAGAATCGATCACGTGCTGCTCAACGGCCAAAAAACAGAAATAGTAGAGCTTGCCATTGACGGTGCGACCGTCACCGTTCTGACAAAACGTGAGGAAGACATCAAGCATATCGAAACGGTACAAATTTTTGACGAGCTGGGCAACGTCATTACAGAGAGAAAGACTGACCTGGACGTCAGCGAAAACAGAACACTCGATTTCAGATTTACTTTTGAGGTGGTGTAAACATGGCATACGAAGAAAAAACAGACTGGCTTCCGGACGACCCAATCAACGAAGATGACGTCAACCGCTGGGAAAAAGGCATAAAAGACGCCCACACCGACCTGGCCGACCACAAAAACGACATGAACAACCCCCACAACACAACAAAGGCGCAAATCGGGCTGGGGAATGTGGATAATGTGCAGCAGGCGTCGAAGAAGGATTTTGACAAGCATATTTCAGATGAAACCATACACATTTCATCTAGCGAGAGGACAAAGTGGAACAACGCACAATTAACTAAGCTAACTGATGAAAACGGAAAATATCTAGCAAGCATCCAAAATGGTCTGGATTTTCACAAAATTGTGGAAGAATTGGATCAAACCTTTTTCTTTTATACTGATAAGACTGGAATCAATACCCCACCGTTTGCCACTAGAGGATTGTATATTGGCTGCAAATCTTATGGAGAAGCTTTGGCAATGGATTATGAAGGAGGTACATGGCGAAAAACCCTGAATGATTCCGGCTGGACTGATTGGGTTCAATTAGAAACTTCAGAAGGCGCTCAAGTTAAGGTGAGGAGCCATGAAGAAAAAACTGAAATACATGTAAATAAAAGCGATAAAGACAAATGGAATTCTGGACAGTTATTTAAAATAACTGCCGATAACGGGACACAAAAGATTAACCTGTCATCTGGATCTTTTTATGATTCGCTTAAAGATGTCGGGACTGTCACTTTCTATGGAACAAACGCGGTCACAGATAACCCGTCAAACACAAGTCTTCGAGGTATGCAATTGGTCGGTCAGCTAGGAATAGGCATTGGATATGCTGTGGATGTGAGAGGTAACGCTTGGTGGTTTTACTATAACGCTAACGACAGCGCGATCAATTGGTATCAAATTGAGTCTATAACGGGGGCGCAGTCAAAGATAGATGCACATGCCAATAGAACAGATATCCATGTAACACAATACGATAAGGACAAATGGAATAATGCACAACTATATAAATTAACTGATACTCAAGGCTGCCGGACTAAAATCCCAGATGGGACTGACTTATTAACGCTGCCCTCTGGCTTTTATTATGCATTAGGGAATGTCATAACAAACAACCCTGTTTCAGGAGATGGATCATGGTATAACTATGATGTAATCGAAACAGGGAGTGGCGGGCGAAAAACAATTTTGGCCTCTAGAAGTTATGACGGAGCCTTTTGGACAGCAACGATCCATACAGACGGCGTGTTTAAAGGCTGGAATAAGATCGAGACTGAGGCAAGTGCTCAAACCATAGCAGATAAAGCGCTAGCTGATGCAAAAAACTATGTTGACACAAATTATACAAATCAAAAGTTAACTGTACTTACAGGGTCTAGTGCAATTCAAGACGCAAGAACTGGAGGGAATGAATATCCTCCGGGGTTAACTTTAATGGATATTGGGCAAGGTAATACAACTGGTTATCCACTAGGTTATGGAATCGTCAAAAATGAGAAATATCATGATTATAGATTCACTCAATATTTTTATGGTACTGGAAATGAATCAAGTAGTTATTTTGATAATACTGGTACATGGATACGGCACTGGTGGAGTGGGTCAGGCTGGACAGCTTGGCATAAAATTTCTGGATTTGCACATGCCAATATTCGGGCCAACAGCATACAATATTTAAATAAAGCTAACCATACAAAAATTCAGTTTAAACGCAAAATAAAAGATAGTCATAATGCTTTTGACACAAATAATAGTAGATTCGTTGCTCCTAATGATGGAATGTTTTTAGTGGGAGTTGGGCTGTATATGATAAATACACCGGCTTACATCAATTTTCATCTGAAACTCTATCTCAATGGATCATTGTATAAACCAATTGACCATAAGAGAGGGGACTTTGTTGATAAGCAAAATGAAATGTACCTTGGATTAAATGGTAATGTAACTGTTCCTATGAACAAAGGTGACTATATAGAGATCTATTGTTATTGCAATTATAGCGGTGATGATAGAAGAGGTGTATCCGATTTTAACGAGCTATACAACTATATAGACATCCAAGAACTTGGAGGACTTAACTATCCTACAGTATAAGATAGGAGGCAAAATGATGATCGCAGAAGCAATCATGTTTAAATACCCCAGTGCAGACCCAACAAGAGATTTTATCGTTCAGAATGACGGGGAAGGGTCTTATATAGCCGAGTGGAACCTGCGCGCCCCCATCCCAACCCAAAAAGAACTCGAAACCTGGTGGGAGGAGCTGCAAAAAAACCCGCCGTACGAGCCGCCCGATCAGGTAGAGCTTCTCGCTCAAGAGTTGTCGCAGGAAAAGTTGGCACGCAAGCAGCTTGATGAGCTGAACAAAACTTTGGGAAGCGAGCTGGCAGGTATTAAGCTTTCACTACTTTCTTTGAAAGGAGATTACTCTGAATGAATTATTGGGTGCTTGCCCTCTATTATGAGTGGGCGACAGCAGATATGGTAAAGCAAGCATTAGCATATAAAGACTGTTCAATTGAGGATCTGGCAGAGGGTGTGAACAAAAAGCTGATCACAGCTGACCAGTATAAAGAAATTACCGGTAAAGCCATGTAGTAAGGCTTTTTTATTTTGCCTGTTTTTAGATCAAAGGAGGATGAAGATGGTGAAGTATCAATATGAATTTCCTCTCGATAGGACTGGAAAAGCCGGCGCTGTAAAGCCCTATCGAGGAGGAAAAAATGATTTTGTGACACCTGTTTCGAATTTGTCAGGCGTAGCGGAGATTTTAACAAATGCTTCCTTAAAGGCGACTGAGGCATATAGTCAGCTCGGGCAGGACAGGCTTGGCGCAGTTCTGATTTCGAAAGTGAAGGGCTGGGCGTATGCAGATCGTGAAGGTACGCTCTTTATAGAAGAAAGCGACAACAACAATGTTTGGACAACGACAGCAGCAGTTAATGTCGCAGCAGGTGTCCTGACAGCGACGGACTGGGTATATCTTTCTAAACGCTATTACCGCTTCCGCTATGTGAACGGGAATCTTCAGCAATCTGAGTTTGTATTATACCAATCAGTCGGTGCGGGTGAGATGGATGTGCGTGTCAATGGAAAAACGCCTTTACAGATTGACTTTGCGGAGAATCAAACACACGATGGACGGCTGAAAGTCGAGGCTCGCAAAACATTTGACTTTGTCTTTCATGAAAATGCAGAGTCCGCCGGCGAGGGGACTGCCTTACCTGTTGACGGTGCCGCGCATTTACTCGTTGAAGTCTGCGGCACAGCAGAAATGAGCGAAGTCAAATTTTGGGGCAAATCGGTGTCAGGACAGAAACTGCCGATCAGAGGCGTGAAAACTGATGATGCTACCACTGCCTCCAGTACATTAGGAAAAGCCGAGGCATGGGCCTTTGATATTAAAGGGTTTAAGGAGATTATCATGGAGATTATCAGTATCACCGGCGGTACTCTTTCGGTAAAAGGGACCGCGGTTTCATAACAGTCTCGGCCCTCGGAAGGGAGGTGATCTGCATGTGAAGGAGGAGTGAGAGATGCAGCAAGAGGCAGATGTGAATGTGTTTCAGCAAGATTTAGCAGACATGAAAGGCGAGCACAAAGCACTTGAGCAGAGGGTTTCTGCATTAGAACGCGTGTCTGACCGGCAAGACCAGCAAATCATGACGCTGAACGAAAAATTAAACAAAATTGAAGAAAACACCACGTGGATTAAACGCACCATCACAGGTGCCATCATTACAGCAGTGTCTACAGGCATCATTGGCGGAGCCATCGCCATTATGTACAGCCTGCTGCAGCATTAAAGGGGGATTTTCATGAACACGTTTGACAAGGGCACGGTCATCAGGACGGTGCTTCTTTTAATTGCTTTAATCAACCAGACCATGCTGATGCTCGGCAAATCACCATTGGATATTCAGGAGGAGCAGGTCAATCAGCTCGCTGACGCCCTTTATTCAGCCGGTTCCATTGCATTTACAATTGGAACGACACTTGCCGCTTGGTTTAAAAACAACTATGTAACAGAAAAAGGGAAAAAACAGCGCGACTTGTTAAGGGACAATAATCTGACGAAATAAGGAGAGATGAAAATGGTTAACATTATTCAAGACTTTATTCCGGTTGGCGCAAATAACCGTCCAGGCTACGCAATGACGCCGCTCTACATTACGGTGCACAATACAGCGAATACCGCAGTAGGAGCAGATGCTGCAGCGCATGCCCGCTATTTGAAAAATCCTGATACGACGACAAGCTGGCATTTTACAGTTGATGATACAGAAATTTATCAGCATTTGCCTTTAAATGAAAACGGCTGGCATGCGGGAGACGGAAATGGCAGTGGCAACCGGGCTTCTATCGGAATTGAAATTTGCGAAAATGCCGATGGCGATTTTGCAAAAGCAACAGCAAATGCCCAGTGGCTCATCAAAACATTAATGGCTGAACAAAATATCAGTCTCGCCAATGTCGTCCCTCATAAGTATTGGTCAGGGAAGGAATGTCCGCGAAAATTGTTAGATACGTGGGATTCGTTCAAAGCAGGAATTGGGGGAGGCGGCAGCCAAACTTACGTCGTGAAACAGAGCGACACGCTTACATCCATAGCGAGAGCATTTGGTGTTACGGTTGCTCAGCTGCAAGAGTGGAACAATATCGAAGACCCGAATCTTATTCGCGTTGGTCAAGTATTAATTGTAAGTGCTCCATCGTCCACTGAAGAACCCGAGCTCTATCCGCTCCCTGATGGTATCATTCAATTGACAACACCTTATACCTCAGGAGAACACGTCTTTCAGGTGCAACGAGCACTTGCGGCTCTGTATTTTTACCCTGATAAAGGCGCTGTCAACAACGGAATTGACGGCATTTACGGCCCGAAAACAGCTGACGCAGTCGCGCGTTTTCAGTCTGTTAACGGCCTGACTGCCGACGGTATTTACGGACCTGCGACGAAAGCGAAGATCGCAGCGCAATTAAGCTGATCACAGACCACAAAAATCCCGGAGCTGGTTCCGGGATTTATTTTTTCTTCTTCAACTTTTTAATAATTCCAGCACTGCGCTCCCTCACCCGAAGCGAGTACCCGGAAAGCCCAAACCTTCCGTAATCAACAAACTTCACACGCCTCACCAATTTTTTCACTGTATCACCTGACATTATCCTCTGTTTGTATTTATTATATGTAACCCTTTAAGAAAAGGAATAAGGACAAGAGCTGTTTTCCCTTGTCCTTTTAGTGTGATCATGCTTTTTTTCGTTTATACTCGTCAATCAGCCGTTCGTTTTCTTTGAAGATTCTTGCTGTATGCGGACTGACTTGATAGCTTGCGACACTGGTGGTTGAACGTTTTTTCAGGATTTTAAACGGCTTCGCCGCTCTGGGCTCGCATCTGTTTTGAAACGCACGTTCCAT